CGGAACAATATTTGACTGTCACTGGGCAAGCTACCTTCCGCAAGTTCAGGTGCGCTGATATAGATATTTCCACTTAGATGCCCGCCTGGATGACTGTGCATTTCTTGGTAATCACCGGCATATTGCCTAATGGTCCAGGCGCTGACAATCTTTGGTCTACATAGTTTTAATTCTTCAGTACCGCTTTGCTGGCTGATCAGTTCCATGTAGCCTTTGCAGATATTTTCAAGCCAATTGACTAACCAATCAACATCCATGCCCAACTGATTGGGATACACTTGTACCTGTTGCCCTCCACGTATACTGAGCATGGGATTGGTACTGTCATTTAGCTCAGGATGTTGATGTAACATTTCAGCTAGGTTGAATATCTTGCTGAACTCTATCGGAGGCACTTGATCTATTGCCAATGTTATGGGCTGAAAATAAGCAATTTTGAGGGTCATAGTATTTTATCTAACAGTATGATTTCACTTTGTCTTGAAATTTCTTTGACAAAATATGCACAGTCCGGCTTGTGTCCGGATTTGATAGGAGTTGCTAACAGCTGGCTATTCTTCATCTTGGGGAAATACCATTTGACATCGTTATAGAAATTAACAATTTGTATTTTCTTAAACTCAACCCTAAAGCTACTCAGCGGATTAAAAATTAATGCTTCAAATCCTCTATCGTTTAGACTTGTCAATGGCAGGATCTCAATGTCGCATCCGCTTTGACTATCACCTACTGCTATGCTCCAATCGATAGGCATAGCCACTTCATCATCACCGATTCTCAGTACCATTGCTGGACTGTTGAAGCTTTCTAAAAAGATCAAAGGCATAAACATAAAATCTGGTTCTTTAGGATCACTGTTGTCCAATACTGCAAATCTAGTATTTTCGTCCACTTCCTCTGGTAAATTGTTCAATGAGAACATCTCATTATCTAGTGTTAAAATCTGCATGTTTTTTATTTAGACCAATCAACCTTATCAATATTGAACGGGTATTTGGCCTCCTTGTAAAATTTCTTACGCTCGGTAAGGTGTCTTTTTGCGTACTTGCATGTGGACGTTATGTCCCATATCTGTACGAAATCTTTGTCTTCTGCCTTACGGATGCCTCTGCCTATACTTTGAATAACTCTAAAAAACGACTTACCAGGCTCAAGCAGTACCATGTTAAAGATCCTAGGAATATTAATACCAACAGCCGCGACGCCATAGGTCGCAACAATAATTTTGTTATCACTGGTTTTAATTTCATCATATTCCTCTTTGCGATCTTTTGTTTTCACTGCACCTGATACAAATACTGCATCTGGTAACTCGTTTATTATAAATTTGCCTGAATCAATTCTATTAACTAGAACTAGAGTGTTGCCTGTTTGAGATATTTTTTTAATTAACTTTGAGATATAGATCATCCTGTCATCGTCAGTGACAAGATATTTTAATTCTTCTGCATAACCGTTAAATTCAGGTAGATCAATCATCTGCACCACATTAACATGGCAGTTTGATAGTACTCCCATTTCCTGCAATTCGTGTGCTTTGATGCCGCCTACCACTGGACCTATTGAAGCAAATATTTGTTCGCTTTCAAATTTTTCTTTGGGAACAGTTCCTGTTAATCCCCAGCGAATTGGCGCATTACACAGATTTTGAGTGAGTAAATTTTTAAGAACTTCGGCCTTGGCCATGTGTACTTCGTCAACAATTACACATTTAACACCATCGAGAAATTGTGTCAGTGTTACAATTTCATGCTCATGATTTTTACTTTTCTTGTCTAATATGTTCAGACTTTGCCATGTGCAGATGGTATGTGTCTTGTTGAGATCTTTTCGATCACCATAGTAAACACCTACATCTAGCCCCACAGCAATAAAGTCTTCTTCTGTCTGTTCTACCAGACTCTTGTTGGGAACAATGGTAATTGTACGCCCTAACTGTTCGCACAATTGACTCAAAGTTGCTGTAGTAATGGTCTTGCCAGCACCTGTTGCTATCTCTTGCAGAGCTTGAGGATTGGTTAAAAATGTATTAACAGCTTCGACTTGATAATCACGCAACATGATAGGCTGGCCTTCTTGTTGATGTCCTTTGGGCCACACTTTGCCTTGATCTGCCCAGTATGTTTCTGTCACAGGTTCAAATTTAAACTGCGGTGTAGTACGTAGATCTTCAACATCTTCGATGGTAATTCCCTGTTTGGCCAGGATTCCTAATATCTGTTCCAACTGACTTAGATAACCGTTGCCGCCAAGTCCGAATAAACTGACCATGCCATCCCATCGCCCCAATTTGAATGCCGGGTGATAGCGAGCATATGGAATCTCATACTTAAAGGTGTTGGCTAATTTCTTGCGAACATCCAATGGCAGATTCTCAATTTTTATGTTGACTTCATCTTTGATTATCAGTCTTACTGCCATTTGCCAACTATCCTATTTTCAAATAAAACTTCCTTGTCTGACCATTCAACTACAAGATCACAACAGTTAGAGTATACTGCAATCTTGCCATGACGTAGGCCCATTTTGGTATCCAATGTCAGCACACTCATAGGTTGCCACATATTTTTAAGGAAAAATTTCGGTAATTTTCCACTCATGACAACTGCCACTTTTGTACTTGAATCAAGATTAGCATTATAGGATTTTTCCTTTATCAACTGATTAAATGTTGTGCCAACCTCGTCGTTGGGCAATCTAAAGTAAACTCCAATGTTGTCAAAAATTCCATTTTTTTCTAGTGCATCTGACAAAATTTCCAAATTTTCTACATATTTGCCAGCGGCTAGAGAGTCGAACACTACTAACAACGGTAGTCTCTTTAAATCTATTAATGCACTGATTATTGAAGCCAAGTCATAAGTTTCTTTACCCAACCATATTCTCGACTTGGTTCTATTGGCGATGATTTCTACGAGATTTTCACCGAATTTTCTGGGATGTTCCAGACTGTATTGATAGCGCATGCCACGGTCGACAATAATGTTTTGATCGATTGCTGTTTCTATTCCCAAGTCCGCAGAAATGTGTTTTTGAAAGTTGTTACCAGGCATGTTGGCAATTAGAAACTGATCGGAGATATCCTGCAGAGACCAAGATTTTATGGTATCGTAATGAGTTTTGACTGTAGAGTCAATTTCAAAGTTCAATGGCGATAATGCCTCGACCAGTTTGACAATATTCTTTTCAGTTAGCTCTGCATAGTATTTTTTGCCAGTTGGCCCTGGTTCTAAATTTTCACAATGCTTGTTCAATTCAACTAACAGTTTACGAATTTGCGAACTAAAGGTAAACTCTATGGTCAATGCCAACACGTCTTCTGGAGTTTTTTCAATATAGAGTTTTTTAACCTGCTCTATGTGTCTAAAGCTTCTTGACCACTCAGGTGCGTCCAGAGCTGAAGTAAGTTCTTGTGAAAAATCTGATAATTTTTTCTGATTTTCTTTGAGGATTTTTATCAATAGTCTACTTTGATTTTCTGTAATGAAAAAATTGGCCAAGATAGAACCATAGAGATTGTTGAGTACGTCAAAATCTCGTTTCGCAAAAAGATTTTTAGCATAGTCATCAGGCTGATTAATAATCTTTATTAATAGTTTATCTATAGTAGTCATGTTAGTTAGTATACACTTATGGTATTGATAATGCAACCTTTTAGAAAAAAATAGGCCTCAATTTTATTTAAGGCCTACAGTCTCACTTTCGGGCGAATTGATTATAGTGTAGCGTCTTCCATGCCCGCCACACGTAATTTAACGATATTAGTCAGCATCCATTGTTTCTGATCAAGTGCTTTAGTGATGCCTAACCACTTGTTGCGAAGCAAGGCAAATTCGTTGATAATTTTTTCAAAGTCAACAACATCTGCCTCGCCTTCTACAAACTTTTCACAATCTCGACTGCTAAGAGCACGTTGATAACTTTCTAAGTACTTGCGAAAATGCTGACTCTTGAGTCTTCTGAGTTCAATGTTGAGATATTCTAAAATTGCTTCAATTTCCTGTAGTTGTGCAAATCGTTCTTCAACTACTCCGGGCATTGCTGCCGCGGCACGTTCAACATTGCCAGTTACTCGGCATTCTTTTTTAGCTTCTAATAGTTCAGCTTCAAAATAAACTGCCGCATCAGGAATATTTGAAATATCTTTTGCAACCTCAGAATACCACCCCATCAAAACTCCAATTCGTCAACATCATCTGCATCATCACTTTCTTCATCCATGTAATATTCAATTGCTTGATCTAATATTGGATCTACTCCCATAGAACCTTGCATGATCCTATCAGTAGTTCCAAAATCTGCTAGTAAATCTACATAGCGTTCAGCTACAACTTCAACTTGCTTTTTATCAATGTAGTCGGAAAATAATACCCAGATGTCACCGATTTGTTGTTCATTCAACATGTTCTTCTGTCTCCTCAGGAATAGGTGTTGTTAACGTTTTGATATGAAATTTGTTCATTATCATATCTAATTTATCATCTTTCCATTCTTTTCGGTAGAATTTGAACTCTTCACCTGTCTCTGGATCAACCCACTTGAGTCTATTGCCTTCTTGTTTCAGCAAGCCTGCCTTTTCGCACATATCAACCATACCACTGTAGGGATTCATACCTGTTTCATATGGAATTTTAATTTGTACAGTTTCAAAAGGTTTGCTGTAACGAGTTTTCATAATCTTGCA